AGGGCCCGACCCAAGTCTTGTCTATCCCAACCAGCCCTAACCAGCCAGTACCGGCAGGGATTGGTCACGCACAGCCAAGATTGCAAACATCGAGGCCCGATCACGTGGGATCGTTCGCGCCGCAAGTTAGGGAATGGGCCAGCGAGCATCTAAATGTTGAGTTGATGGATTGGCAGTACACCGCGCTAGATGGGCAGCTGCTTTATGACGAAAACTTTGAGTTAGTTAACCGTGTCAGCCTTGTTTCTACGGCGCGCCAGTGCGGTAAGACCACTGCGCTAACAGCTCTTATTGGTTGGTGGCTTACAGAAATGCCGAAGATACGTGGCAAGAAACAGACCGTGTTATCCACAGCGCACAGGCTTGATCTGGCCGTGATGTTGTTTGACGAATTATCGCCTATTTTAGAACAGCGTTTTAACGCAACCCTAATGAAATCATATGGGCGTAACAGAGTAACGATGCCTGACGGCTCAACGTGGTTGGTGCGCGCGGCAAACAATTCTGTGGGTCACGGCACTAGCCCATCGCTGGTGGTGGCCGATGAAATGTGGGACATTTCGCGTGAGGTCATTGACGGCGGACTCTTGCCGGCTCAACGCGCACAGGTTTCACCGCTTTTGTCTATGTGGTCAACGGCTGGCACAGAGGCAAGCACGGCTATGTTGCGTTGGCGTGAGCAGGGTTTGCGCGCTATTGACACAGGCAAAAACGCATCGTTTTATTTTGCCGAGTGGTCACCGCCGCCAGACATAAACCCTATGACCCCAGAGGCATGGGTCTATGGCAACCCAGCGTTAGGTATAACCCTGACCGAAGCCACGTTGCTGGCAGAGTCGGAGAACCCTGATCGAGCCGCGTTCCTGCGCGCATCCTGCAACCTTTGGGTTGCATCCGACAAGTCATGGATACAGCCGGGCCAATGGCCTGCCTTGCAGTACGAGGGCGAAATACCTGACGGCGGCACGGTAGCGATCGAGACAAGCCTTGATGACACGCGCTATTTTGCTGTGCGGTGCGTGGCTTTACCTGATCGCCGAACGGTGGCAACAGTCGAGTTTGTGGCCGACACATTTAGCGAAATGTTGAGCCACGTAGAGCGCCTGTGCGCTAACCCACAGATCAAGTTTGCGATCACACCAACAGTGGATAACCATTGGCCGCTATCTCTAGAGCGCCGCAGGGTAGTCGTTGGGTATGGCGAAATACTTAAATTTACGCCGTCAGTAAAAAACATGATCAACGAAAAACTGTTGTGGCATGACGGCTCAAACCAACTTGCCGAACACGTCAGCCGTGCTGTTGCTGTTCGCTCACAAAACAGCATTGCGCTATCTAGCCAACGATCACCGGGCCCGATCGAGTTGGCGCGCTGCATGGTTTGGGCTGCAGCTCTAACTAGCCGACCCACGTCATCTGGCAAACCAATGTTGGTTGTGTCTAACCAGTAGGCTCGTCTTGGCATCGGCTCGATGGCTTGCTTATCGTCGGGATACCGCATCGCATACCGGGCCGATGCCACCACAAACCGCACAGACTGTGACACACTAAAGACATGGCATTATTTAACAAAGTGACTAAGGCCGCTATTTCTCCGCCAGCAGGTAAAGCCGCTGCCGCTGGCACTGGCTACAACAACTTTTACTCGCCGTCATCTAACAACGGTGGCGCTGCAATGGTTGGTGTTTACTACAACTACACAGAGGGTGAAGCACGCAACGCTGCAATGTCTGTTCCCACCGTAAGCCGCGCACGCGACCTGATTGCATCTGTAATTGGCTGTATGCCATTACGTATGTACAGCGAAATGTGGAACGGCGATGACATGGAAAAAGTGCCATTAGCGCCGCGAACTTGGCTGCGCCGAATTGACCCAACCGTTCCAAACAACTTTTTGCTTAGCTGGTTATTTGATGATTTATTTTTCTATGGTAGAAGCTTCCTTTACGTCACCGCGCGCACAGCTGATGGTTACCCTGCATCGTTTACTCGACTACCAGCTGCAATGGTGCAGACCTTAGATCAAGCTGGCCCAGTGTGGTATGCGCCATCAAAGCAGATTATTTTTAGCGGCGGCGAACTAAACCCAGACGATGTGATTCAATTCTTGTCACCTATTCAGGGCATCACCTCAATGTCACAACAATCGGTTGCTACCGCGCTGAAACTTGAGGCCGCACGGTTTCGCAACGCATCGAGCGCCATCCCTGCAGGCATCCTTAAGCAAACTGGTGGCGAGCCACTAAACGCACAAGAACTAGCCGATCTTGCCAGCGCATTTAACGCAGCGCGCATGACCAACCAGACCGCTGCGCTAAACGAGTATTTGTCGTACACCGAAACCAGCACAAGCCCAGACAAAATGCTGTTAATTGACTCTGCCGAATTTCAGGCAATGGAAATGGCGCGCTTGTGCAACGTGCCACCATATTTGGTTGGCGTGTCAGTAGGCAGTTACTCGTACCAGTCAAGCAAAGAAAGCCGCGCCGATCTGTGGACTTTTGGCGCACGCGCCTACGCCGATTGCATAGCCGGCACACTAAGCCAAAACAATGTTTTGCCTAACGGCACATATGTTGAGTTTGACGTAGAGGGATACTTGATGGGTGACTACAGCGAGAACAACGAAATGGCACAACCAGAGTCCTACGATGAGGTACAGTCGCAATCATGATTAAATTTATTGCATCACAAGTCACGATTGACGCTGCAGCTGGCGAGGCTGGCCGCCGCGAAATTACAGGAATTGCAGTACCCTACGGCGTTGCCGCTACCGTTGCCGATGGCACGTCAGTGATCTTTGAGGCAGGCAGCCTGCCAGTTGACGGTAAAGCACCGCGCCTGTACATGAACCACGACTCAACTAACGCCATTGGCATTGTTACAGAGCGCGTGGACACGCCAGAAGGCATGATGTTTACGGCCAAGATCAGCAAAACACAGGCTGGCGATGAAGCGTTAATTCTTGCACAGGACGGCGTTTTGGACTCTGTATCGGTTGGCGTAAACCCGATCAAATACACCACAGCCAAAGACGGCACAGTGACCGTGACCGCCGCCGATTGGATTGAGTTATCGCTTGTGCCAGTGCCAGCATTTGCAGGTGCGATCATCACCGACATCGCGGCGAGTATCCCACAAGACGAGCCAGAAATAAGTACTATAGAAACAGAACCTACACAGGAGACAGAAACCATGAGCGAAGCAACCATCCCAGCAGTCGAGGCAACCATCCCAACTGCACCAATTTTTGCACAAGCAAAACGCAAATTTGTTATGCCAACCGCTGGCGAATATTTGGCAGCAATGCACGCTGGTGGAGACACTTTCCACAACGTCAACGCTGCATACAAAGAAGCCGTGCGCGATCAGCAATCAGCATTGCAAGCAGCTGCAGGCGATGTTCTTACAACTGATACACCGGGTCTTTTGCCAGTGCCAGTGCTTGGGCCAGTGTTCCAAGACCTCAACTTTGTGCGACCAGTTGTCACCGCATTTGGTGCACGCTCAATGCCAAACACACCTAGCAAAACTTTTATTAGGCCAACAATCACCACGCACACAAGCGCTGCAACACAGACCGAAGGCTCTGCAGTTAGCGCAACCACAATGGTGATCGCATCGAACACGGTTACAAAGTCAACTGTTGCAGGTCAAGTTACGTTGACAATGCAAGACATGGACTTTACTGACCCAGCGTCAATGAACATTATTCTTAATGACCTTGCAGGTGAGTACCTGATCAAGACTGATGACATTGCAGCAGATGCACTTGTATCTGGCAAAACAGCGTCAGGCTCAACATGGACTGTTACCGCTGGTGACCCAACATCGTTGATTAGTTCTTTGTATGATGCAGCACGCGAAATTGCAGAGGACAGCAACTATTTTCCAACACACTTGTGCGTAAGCCCAGACGTGTGGGAAAAGTTGGGTGCACAGTTGGACAGCAACAAACGACCAGTTTTGGGTTATGTCACCGATGGCATTATGGGCCAAAACTCGATCGGCAAAGTTGGCGGCATGGGCTACAACAACATGAACGTAATGGGCTTGCAGCTGGTTGTTGATAACAACTTCGCCTCTGGCACAATGCTTGTTGTTTACGCACCGGGCTTTGAGATTTACGAAGCACAACAGGGTGTTTTGTCAATCGCTAACCCATCGACACTAAGCCGCACGTTCTCTTACTACGGTTACTTCTCAACATTTGTTGCCAAGTCCTCGTTTATTCAAGGCATCGTAATCGCTTAGTCTGTAGCGGACTTAGACCGCTATGGCAACTTACAACACCGCTACAAAACAACTCATTGCTAACTACGCGTGCATCAGCACGTTAGAGCCAACTGACATTGTTGTTGGGCAATCCATAACTGTTGGCTCAATTGGCGCGCCGTTTAACGGCACGTTTACTGTGCTGGCGTTGCCACAGTACGAGTTCACAGGGATTGACAACACCACTGGCGAGTTTCTTTACAACGAGGAAGTAGCACGGCCTAACCAGATCATCTACGCCGCTACTGGTAGCAATGTTGAGTACGCAGCGTTTTATGCCGGCACGGTTACTTATACACAAAACTGCAGTTGGATTACAACGGCGGAACTCATCACGTACTTAGGTGTGACAATCACTAACCCATCAGATGATTACACGCTTGCTGTAGCGGCGCGCAACGCGGCTAACGATTTCTGTTACCGCCGCCGGCAAGAGTCAGGCTATTTTGACAGCCTTACTACTAGTCCGGGTCACGATGTCACGCTCGGGACGCTGATGTATGCGGCAGCTCTGTGGCGTAGTCGAGGGTCAATAGAAACCGCGTATGCAGCGTTTGACACAATGGGCACACCAACCCAGCAATCGTTAACGCCGATAGTTAAGCAATTGTTGGGTATCCCCCGACCAGCGGTTGCCTAATGCCTGCACCGTACACAGACCTCTTAAACGAGGCCATAGACGATGTAGCAGCCACGCTAACGGCCGTAAGTGGGCTAAGGGTAGTAACAGACCCGACACGGCTTGTGCCCAACTGCGTGTTTCTAACAGCGCCAAGTTTTACGACATACGGCGGTAACGGCAACATTGTGACTATGGATTTTCCGCTTAAAGTTGTTGGCTCTGGGCCTGCAGGTTTGCCAGTGTTGCGCGAAATTTTGCAAGTTGTCGCATTGGTGTTGGCATCTAAAGTGATCGTGTTGTCTGGTCAACCCGGCTCAATTGACATTGGCGGCGCATCGTACCCTTGCTATGACCTAACAGTGAAAGTGCAGGCACAAACCGCATGATCTATACCATCGCATCCAGCAAACTTGGCATAGTCGGTGATCCGTTTATACCTGACGAGGGCATCAACGTGGCAGCGCTGTTGTCTGGCGGTTTCATTGTTGAGCAATCCACACCTAAACCTAAAAAACCTGCTAAAACTAATGCAGACACCAACGAGGAGATTTAACCCACATGGCTACCAGCACTTACCTATCTAACCCAGTTGTCACGATTAACGCGGTTGACCTCACTGACCAGTGCAGCGCCGCCAACTTAACTCGCGTAATCGAGGCATTGGAAAGCACATCGTTTGGCAAGACTGCACGCGTTTACACGGCTGGACTTGAGAACAGCACATTGACTTTGACCATGTACAACAGTTTTGCTGCGACAGAGACTTACGCAACATTGGCTGCATTGGTGGGCACATCTACAACGGTAACGATTAAACCAACGAGCGCTGCTACAAGTGCCACCAATCCGATTTCCTCACTAGTGGGGTGCTACCTCGAAACGCTACCAATCGTGAACGCGGCCTTAGGCGCTTTGGATACCATAGATATAGTTCTGACCGGGGGAGTGTATTCGGTCGCTACAGCGTAACTAATCACAGCCGGCAACGGCCCGACACAAGGCAGGCAATATGCGCATCAAACTTAAGTTGACCCGTACCACCAATGCAGAGCCAGAGTATCTGTACACCACGTTGTTTAGCATTGCGTTGTGGGAAGAGAAATTTAACAAGAAACCGCTAGACGCACAGAACTCTGGGTTTCGTGATTGGTCATTTTGGGCTTACACATTGCTAAAAGTCAGAGGCGAAAAACTGCCTGATGACTTTATGGACTGGTTAAAAGAAAACCCTGAAATGGATGTTTTACCTGAAGCGGATGTGACTAACCCAAACCCTACGGACGCGGCACTTATCGACGGCAACTAGCCGAAGTTTGTGCCGCAACAGGTTTCTGGCCTGAACAACAAATACCGTTTGGCGCGCGCGACTTGCTCACAGTGATTACAGTTATTAGCGAGCAAGGAAAGCGGTAACTATGCCAGTTTCAACGACAATCAAAGTTGTAGGGGTCAAAGAAACTATTAACGCGCTCAAAAAGATTGACCCACAGTTGCAAAAAGACTTTAGGACTAAAGCCAACAACATTGCTGCCCCAGCCATAAAAGCGGCACAAGATAAGTATTCAGAGTTGCCGTTGTCTGGTATGAAATACAATTGGTCACAAGAAGGTCGCAGCCGTAAGAATTTTCCGTTTAGCGTTTCTAAAGCCAAAAATGGTGTCAAGTTACGCATTGACACCCGGCGCAACGCTATAGGTGTAATCCTGATTGAGCAAAAAGACCCAGCTGCCGCAATCTTTGAGACTGCTGGTCGAGCAAACCCAAACAAACTTGGCAATCAACTTGGGTTTGTTGGCGCTGGTCGCACACGTTTTATTGGGCCAGCCGTTTACAAGGCTAGGCGCGGTATTGAAAACGAAATGAAAGACATGATTTTAGACACCGCGCGCACAGTTAGAAAGGCAATGTAATGCTATCTATCCCAATCATTTCAGAGTTTGATGGCAAAGGCGTTGACAAGGCAATTACAGAATTTAAGCAACTAAAAACTGTAGGAGAAAAAGCACAATTTGCAATTAAGAAAGCAGCTGTGCCTGCTGCCGCTGCCATTACAGGTCTTGCTGTTGTTTTAGGTGACGCAACTAAAGCGGCAATGGAAGATCAACAAGAACAAGAGGCCCTCGAACTTATCCTTAAAAACGTAACTGGCGCAACAGATGATCAAGTTGCAGCCATTGAAGATCAAATTTCCAAAATGAGTCGAGCATCTGGGATTGCAGACACAGATTACCGAATTGCTCTTGAAACTTTGACAATTGCAAGCGGAGATGCAACGACAGCAATGGACGATATGAACCTTGTTATGGACACCGCAGTAGCGCTACATAGCGACTCGGCCACAATTGCCGAAGCTCTTGGCAAGGCTTACGAAGGCAACTTTACAGCATTGGGCAAATTGTCACCAGAAATTAAAACAATGATTGAGGACGGCGCAGACCTTGACGAAATTATGGGTTATATGGCTGACACATTTGGTGGCGCTGTAGCCGCAAACGCAGAAACCGCTGCAGGCAAAATGGCTATTTTAAAGAACTCAATTGCCGAAACTAAGGAGTCAATTGGCGCAGCTTTGTTGCCAGTAATTGAAAAAGGTTTGCCCTATTTACAAAAGTTTGCGGATTGGGCTGGCGATAATCCAGACAAATTTCTTATTATTGCTGGCGCTATTGGTGCTGTTGCTGCGTCAATTGTGGCAGTAAACATTGCAATGTCGTTAAACCCTTTTGTAATTGCGGCTGTAGGTATTACTGCAATGGCTGTTGGTTTTAACAAATTGGCTGACGCAATGGATCGGATTAACAAGGTAGGCGGTTTTGCAGCTCGATTGCTTGGTGGTTTGATTTCGCCAGTTGTCGGTTTGACTGCAAACATTATTAAAGGCTTGCCGGGCTTAGCAGATTTGTTTAGTTCAGATGACAAGCCAAACCCCAGCACCGGCATAACTATTCCCAAAATGGCTAGCGGCGGCATTGTAAACAGCCCAACATTGGCGATGATTGGTGAGGCAGGCCCAGAGGTTGTAATCCCATTGTCGCGTATAGGTCAAATGGGTGGCGGCATGACTATCACAGTTAACGCCGGGCTAATAAGTACACCAGACCAAATTGGGCAAGACATCATTGCCGCAATACAAAAAGCACAACGCCGTAGCGGTCAGGTGTTTGCAGCCGCATGACCGTGCCAGTAATGCAAGTGCTTGTGGGTTTCCAATCCACTACAGGGTTTGGTACACCGTTCCAGTTAA